GTTTGATTAACAAGCAAGGTAGTAAGGCAATAGCCGAAGAAGCACCAACTATGGGATTGGCTCCGATCAACTTCGACGACGAAGAAGATTGCGAAAGCTGTAAACTATAATGTTAGAAACAATCTGTGATATTATGGTTGACGCTTATAAGCGTAACTGGATTACCAGTCGTGACGGTAACGTAAGCATACGTCACCACGACCGTGACCACTTTTACATCACACCTAGTGGTGTGCGTAAGCAGACTTTACAACCTGATCAGTTTAAGAAGATCGGTATCAGTCGTGGCAGTCACACTATGCCTGTTGCTATTGACCTTCCTTACAGCGATATCAGTGCTAACCTAAAGCCCAGTGGTGAACTACCTTTACACTTCGGCCTACAAAAAGAAATGGGGCAACACGCAGGCGAGGTCCGTGTAGTCGTACACGTTCACCCTACCTACTGTATAGCTGCCATGCATGCCGGTATTGACCTAAGCACTATTAGTAAAGAATTTCCAGAACTTAATCGCTACACAAAAGTGGCAAAGAACGTAGGAGATGTGCCTCCAATTAGTCAAGAGCTTGCAGATCGTTGTCATGAAAATCTGTGGCTTCGGAAAGACGGTACGATTGGTTTTGATATTGTAGGCATCAAAGGACACGGAGTAGTTGCCATAGATACAACACCTTGGCGTGCCTATGAGCACATTGAACGACTAGAACACATTTGCAAGATAGTGCTTGCATCAGGAAAATATTAAAATGAGTAAACAACAATATAATTTAACTACAAAGACAGACTACCTAAGTCGTAAGATGTTTCTGGATCCAGCAGGCCCAGTTACCATTCAACGATTTGAAGAAGTCAAATATAAAAAGATTGCAGACTACGATGCAACAGCACGTGGATTCTTTTGGCAACCGGAAGAAGTAAGTCTTACCAAAGATAGCAACGACTTCAAAGAGGCTAGTGATGCAGTCAAACACATCTTCACTAGCAACTTGTTACGTCAGACAGCACTGGACAGTTTGCAAGGTCGTGGCCCGACCCAAGTGTTCACTCCTGTATGTAGTCTCCCCGAAGTCGAAGCCTTGATGTACAACTGGGGTTTCTTCGAAACTAACATTCATAGTAAATCTTATAGCCACATCATTCGTAATATCTATAATGTGCCTAAGGATGTGTTCAACACCATCCACGACACTAAAGAAATTGTAGACATGGCATCCAGTGTAGGCAAGTATTATGATCTACTACATAAAATTAATTGCCGCAAAGAACTAGGCGAAGCAGTCGATGAATATGAGCACATCAAAGCAATTTGGATGGCATTACATGCTAGCTATGCTTTGGAAGCGTTCCGCTTTATGGTATCGTTTGCTACTTCACTTGCAATGGTAGAGAATAAAATCTTTATTGGTAATGGTAACATCATCAGTTTGATTCTACAAGACGAGTTACTACACAAGGGCTGGACTGCTTATTTGATTAATCAAGTTGTCAAAGAAGATCCACGCTTTGTCAAAGCCAAACAAGAATGTGAAGCTGAAGTTTATTCTTTGTACATGGATGTAATACGAGAAGAAAAAGAGTGGGCTACCTATTTGTTTAAACTAGGTCCTGTAATTGGACTTAACGCAAACATCCTTAGAGATTTTGTAGACTACACAGCGGTCGGAGCATTAAAGGATATCGGTATCAAGTACAATAATCCTGCGCCGAAGACTACTCCTATTCCTTGGTTCAACAAGCATACAGATACTAGCAAGAAGCAGACTGCTTTACAGGAAAACGAGTCAACTAATTATGTTATTGGAGTCATGGGAGAAAATATTGACTACAATGAATTACCAGCTATATAATACAGTTAAAAGGATATATCATGGAAGTAATAGTTTGGAGCAAGTATCATTGTCCCTATTGTGATCAAGCAAAAGCACTGTTGACACAGCAAGGTGTTAAATTTGAAGAGCGTAAAATTGGCGACGGATACACCAAAGAAGAATTATTAGAAGCTGTACCAACGGCTAGAACAGTGCCACAGATTGTTATCAATGGCAACGTAATTGGCGGATTTACAGAATTAAGAAAATACATTAACGAAACCGGATTCAACGGTTCCGGATATTGATAAGGAAATTTAATGTTATTGAATAAGCAAAAATTTGCAGTTGGTGACATTGTCACAATCAAAATGATTTCAGGCGACGAGATTATGGGTAAGTTTATCGAAGATGCTATGGGTAGCATCACCCTTGATCGACCAGTTATGCTAGCCATGACTCAGAAAGGACCAGCAATGGCTCCTGTGCTAGTTACAGTGAGTCCTGATGTAAAGTTAACATTTAATACTCAAGCAATTATTGTGATGGCAGAATCCGATGCTGAAATTGGAAAACAATACATCTATCAAACCACAGGTATTCAACCAGTGAGTGCTGGTAGTATCATCAAAGGGTAGAGTAAATACTCTATTAGGAGACCTTTATGCCTGCTGTTTCTAGAATTGGTGATGCTGTTAAAACTAACCACGGATGCGATGCATCTACGGTAATGGAAGAAGGATCATCTAACGTATTTGCAAACAAAATAGGTGTTGTACGAAAAGGTGATGTTAATAAGGATCATGCTTTTGGGGGCAGAGGCTGCTCTTCAAAGCATAAGATTGCATTAAGTGATGGATCTCCTACGGTATTTGTAAACGGAAAACCATTAGGTAGAGTCGGAGATGGCAGTGAACCATTAGATTCAGGAAGCCCTAATGTGTTCTCTGGAACATTTAAATCTTTTTCTATCCCACCGGTAGTGATTGCTCCGCCGACACAAGCAGCCATTAATAGACAAACAAGTGCCTATGTAGCCAATCCAAGTGCCTATAAAGTATCATCTAACGATCAGGTTAAACAAAACTTTCCCGGAACTCCACAAGGCGCAGACGGAGCAAGTTTGATTGATACTGATGTAGTGTTGGCCAGTGACATTCCTAGTTTGCTTTCGCAAAATCTTGACGAAGCAGCCAAGGGAGTTTGGGAAGAAACAGGCATGGGTGGCAAACCTAGTAATTCTAAAATTACAGGAATATGGAAAGAACTTGGATATCCACAGTCAGGAGCCTGGCTCACTGATCAAACTGCTTGGTGTATGGGCTATGTAAATTGGGTGTTAAAACGATGCGGTTACAGATTTGTGCAAACAGCATGGGCCTTTGATATTAGGGATAAGACCTCAGCGTTCAAGGCAGTCAAAATTCCTATCAATCAAGGTCAACCTGGCGATATTGCGTTATGGAGTTATGGTCACGTGAATTTCATCTATACTGCTAGTAGTGGTACATATACTTTTGTAGGCGGCAATCAAAGCTCCTCCGCAAAAAATGTCAATAACCCTTCGAGCGGATCAGTAACACGATCTTGGCCAAGTGGTTATCGAACACCTGGCGACAATTCCTTGATTGGAATATTTAGGCCAGTTAAGGAATAACATGAAAAAATTGTTTTGGAATATATTAGGCTTTCTAAGTCTAGGAATGGCCTACGTTGGAGTCATTACTCCGGGTGTGCCTTATAGTATCTTTGTAGTATTTGCTGCCTACTGTTTCAGCAAGGGCAACGAACGTATGCACCGTTGGTTATACAATCACAAACTATTCGGGCCATTCTTAACTAACTGGGGAACCAAACGAGTATTCCCTACAAAGATGAAATACTTCATGTTAGCCATGATGTCAACTAGTTTATGCATAATGTTCTTCACAGGAGTAAAACCAATTGGGATTCTTAGTACTGCTATCTTTATGGCTTGTGTTGCTATATGGGCTTGGCGCTTTCCAGGTAGTGTGGAAGAACATGATCAACGAATTATACAAGGTAAAAAAATTGGTTGGTTTAACAACTCATTCTAATATATGAAAAAAATAACACTCGAACAATTGGTAGAAATTGCCGCAGAAGTAGAAGCAGGGGATCCTACAGATTGGGGCAAACTAGCAGTAGGACAACAAGAAGCATTTCGAATGATTGGTACAAGTATACTTGACATGTTTGATAAAGAAGTGTATACTGA